GTTTAGTAGAACAGGGTGACTGTATGGCTTATCCCTTTATAACAAAGAGTACCAATCACGGATTTTTCCAAGCGATGGATCAAGTCTCCGCCAGCGGCACGTCTGCTTTCCAAGCAGCGTATGTCACTGGTCATCGGAGTACCCTTAAATGGGTAGATACATTCAATGGAGTTAGAAATCCGTATTGGCGTAGCTATCTCCGCAATGGCGGACTGGCTACTACGTCGATGTCTGGGACCAAGTCCACGGTTGAATCTACCACTGGGTTCCTGGAGGTTTCTGGATGGAATCTCGCAAGCAAGACTGAATCGTCCAAAAGACGAAACGGTTTTGTCGGCGTGATTTACCGTCCACCTTCAATTCCTAGTGCTGTAGTTTCACCACCTGGCCGAGCGGACGAAGATGCCGCTGGCGCGTTAATTTCTGCTTATGCTCGCGTGCTTACTGGGCTTCAAGCTCAGGTCGCAACGGGAGAGAGTGCAGAAGCTCGCCGAATGATAGCGAACAGGGGCTCTCGATTCTTGAACGGCGTTCTGTCCGCCGCTAAAGCGCTACGACGTATCGCATCTCCCGCGCGCGAGCTCGGGAGGTTGGCACGTTATAGCCGCCTAGGCGGTAGACGGAATGTTAATGTCAAGAAAATCGGGAAGAACCTGGCCGACTCCTACCTAGAATCAGTCTATGGTTGGATTCCGCTCGTCAATGATATCAGGTCAGCGTACGATGTTCTTAACGAATATCGCCCGCCATTCGAGTATGTCCAGGGCAGGAATGCCGACAACCCGGGGATTATATCCTCGAGTTCAGGCAGTCCTGGTTTCGGCGCCCTCGAATATGACACTGAGTACCGACGAGTAGACCGTTACAGCGTGAACTACGCTTGTATGGCTCGGCTCTACCATGGTAACATTGTCCCGACTAGTGACTTGGTACGTAACGCAGGCTTCAGCCTGCGTGAGTTTCCAATCACCGTCTACAATTTGTTGCCGTGGTCGTTCCTGTTAGACTATTTCGTGAACATTAACGAGATGATAACAGGTGTATTATATTATGACGATCTACCAGGGACCTACGCGAAGTGCGTCATCCACGAGACCAAGCAAACTTGGTGGGCGGGGAATGCACGACCGAATGGTACCGTCCTGGCGGTAGTCAACGATATAATCAGTCAACCATCTACTGTGATAGTGACCACTAGGACGATTGCTCGATCCACGCACCAAGCTGGTCTTCCCCTCCCTAGGTTGCGGTTTCGCATACCTAGTTTAAGGCAGGGGTTGAACATAGCCGCGTTAGTGGCGAGCAAAGCTCTAGGGTAACTATCATTAACATTAACTTTTCATCGGAGCCTTATCATGACCAAGTCAGAGACTTCCAAGCGGCACCATAGCGGTGCCCTCAGATTCCACGTTGCCATTGATGCCTATGAAGGCCTCACGGGTGAACCAGTCGCTGTTTACGCTTCCGGCACTTTTGGGCGCGGCGCAAGCCGTCGCTTCTCAAGTGTTAAGAAGTATTTCGGCGATATGGACATCCTCAATGAGAACCCCCATGGCGATGACATCGTGACGTTTCTGTGCCATCTAGACGATGTGGTTCATCAGGTGAACGCTGAAATGCGTCGCCTGCATCTCCACGTCGAGACTCGGACTTCTTTTCATGCGACGAAGTCGCTACCTAGCCAGGTAGTGACCACGCATGGTGAGTGGCGACCGGGCACCAGTGGAAAAGGATTGGAGCCTGAACTGCTTCGTAACTATCTTCTGATGGTTATTAGGCGGTCCAGTCCAATCCTCACTGGTTTTAGGATGGGTGCAAGATGAAACTTCTATCGGAGAAGTCTCATGATGACCGTGCCCGGTACCATCAACGGTACCGCACAAAACGGGGGCTTTACAACCCCCACGTTCACAACCTCTGCCTCATCCACGACCTTCCCGAACGGGAAAGGATATGTGGTGACGGCCAAGGGAGGTACCCAGCCGGGTACCGTGGACGTGCATTCAGCCTCTCGCCCCTTCAGTATGTTGGTTACTCGACCAGCAAACATCAGGGGTCTCCCGGCTGTAAACAGCTCGGGGATTCTCCCGAACGTTCCAGTCAACACGTATGGACTCAACACCCGAAAGGGTGTGACGGTCCTCTCCGGTCAGCCTTCGGTCTTCGCGTCTATGAAGACGGAGATCAAGGTCCCGGCTGGTTCAGATCTCGCGGACATCGCAAACTTGCGAGCCATGATATCTGCCCATGTAGGTGCACTGTCTCAGATGTCAGCCGAACTCGGCGAAACGTCTGCGACTGGCGAAATCTAAGTCTTCTAACGAGTAGAAGATATGAAACGCCTGCCACCGTGGGCCCGCAAGTTATCGAGCGGGCTCATACTCGTGTTGCTCGGATTCCTGGCCAAAGAGCACGTACCACCAGAAGTGGTGAGTTACGTTTCTGCCCTCATGGGCGCTCTGTAACCGGGATACCGAGTCGTTCGGTCGCGAGAGGTGCCGCATGAAACAGCGGCAAGCTCTTTTCGATCTAATCAAAGCTGATGTTGGGCCCTTCACAGTTGAAGGGAATCCCTTTCCAGAGCATTCGCAATACGCGTCTCACAATCTCTTGAAAACCCTGTTTAAAAAATGGGGTGAGAAGAGCGAGCGCGCAACGGCAAAGGCTGCTTTGACTTTCCTTGAGGCTAACCACCTTTCGGCGGTCTGGAAGTGGTCTCCGAAGAACCAGTTGGACGAGGAGCTCCTTGGGAGTATTCGTTCAGAGCTGGATAATTTCTTTCATTTCAATGAAAGGGAGTGCTTCGGTGATAGGACAATGCTGTTTGACTCGTACCTAACGGTACTTGATCAAGCACGCACTGGCCCGGGTAGTTCAGTTGGCGCTGATGGCCAGAGCTTCTATGCGAAGCTCGGCTCATCGAAGCAACTGACCTCGACGTCACTAGACTTATACTATCTGTATAAGTCCTTCTGCGGCTTATATCCCACCTGGGAGGAAGGCGAAAGCCTTCGGAGCTCCCAATCGGATAGCGCGCTGCGGATTGTTGATAGCAGCAAAATGACATTCGTTCCAAAGACCGTAGACACAGATCGAGCGATCTGCGTTGAACCCTCCTTGAATATGTTCTTTCAGTTAGGCTTGGAAGGAGTCCTTCGGGACCGCCTCAAGCAACTATGGAATGTAGACCTCGAGATTCAACCAGAGATCAATCGTCTCCTCGCGAAGATCGGGTCTAGGGATGGCAACTTTGCCACCCTGGACCTATCTAGCGCTTCGGATTGTATTTCGGTAGAGCTCTGTAAATTGCTGCTCCCCGGGTGGGTCTATGACACACTTGCGGAGTTGCGGTGCAACAGTACAGTTCTACCGGACTATGGTTTGAAGGTGGAATTGGGGATGCTATCTACCATGGGTAACGGTTTTACGTTTCCCATGATGACGCTTCTCCTATCCTGTGTCATTCGAGCCGTGTACCGAGAGCAAGGGATCCCCATAAGGGATAACCCCAGACTACAGTACGAGGCAGTTGTGCCCGGGAACTGGGCAGTGTTCGGAGACGACCTGATCGTATGCCGCGAGGCGTACGATCGTTTGGTCGAAGTCCTAGCACTGCTCGGTTTTAAGGTCAACGTATCGAAGTCCTTCTCTGAGGGACCGTTCCGCGAGTCCTGTGGTCATGACTATTTTAAAGGTCATAACGTACGCGGCGTATACCTGCAAAGGTTATCGTCGCGCCAGGATATCGTGGTCGCCGTGAATCTTCTAAATGACTGGAGCTTTAGAACGGGCATCCCCCTAAGAGGCGGCGTGCAGTACTTACTAGAAGGAACTAGCCTTCCGTATGTGCCGTACGCCGACCCCGAAGATGCGGGTGTTCGTGTTCCCTCCAGTGTCTTTCGTGGAGTTACCCGAAAGGGTAAAGACCGCCTGTTCAAGGTATACTACAAGAGTTACCTCGTCCGGGACAAGTCGTACACGATTGGGGATGGAGTGATCCTACCCCCTAGAAGACAACGCCGGTGGTTTTACAATGGGCCTATGCTGTTGTTGAGCCTCCTTAAGGGCGAGCTGAGGAATGGGCGGATTAGCGTTAGGCATAACGAGAATCTGTACCAGACGAGATGGCGTGTAACACCCAACTGGGATTACATGCCAATGTCTATCTGGGTTAATCCCCG